ATCATAATATGCCGAATAAAGAATTCATTCACATTAATGAAGAATATGATAATGACAGAGAAAATATGTTGATAAAAATGAACAGTCCTCCGATTTGGAGGACTGCTCTAGGGTGAGGAGAGAAATTTAGTTTAGTTATCTGCTAACTTTTGAAAATAACTTAGAGCATCTGATTCATCATCAACATCTTCTTCAACTGGTTTCTTGCTCTTGAGGTTTGGTTTCTTTTCTGTCAATTCTTCAGAGACATCCTCTGCTGTCTTTGTAGATGATGGTGCTGTTCCACGAATATCACCACCAAGAACTTCATATAGACGAGTCTTAAGTTCCTCGTAGGTTTTGAAATTTGAAGCATCAACTAGAGGAAGGAGAGCGTGTTGTGCTTTCCAGATCTTCTCCATCTTTGCGTCATCGTCAAATAGTGGTCCAGCAGAATCAAACTCTGACTTGTCATAATTGGTATATCCACCAACCTTACGAATCTTGATTCTGAAATTAGCACCCTTCCAGAAATCAAACGGGTTGACTGGTTCTTCATCATTAAATTCTGGTTTCATTGCTTCTTGAATCTTTTCAAAGATCTTTGTGCCAAACTTATAGAGGAAAACCTTTCCTTCATTTTGAGGATTAGCAGGATCAGAAACAACGTACACATTGGCAATATAAGTTAACTTACGCTTACGAACACGGGCGAGATCCTTGTCAGATTCCAGACCAGAGTTCCAAAGTTGGTTATTGAGTTCTCCAACTGGATCCTTTTGTCCAAGTGTTGTGAGTGAATTCTCAATATACCAACCACCCGTACCTTGGAAAGCATGATTATACATCTTCACCCAAGGCATATCTTCACCATCTACAGGAGGAAGAAAACGAATGATCGCAAACCCGTTTCCAGACTTATCTTGCTCTGGTCGCCAAAATCGATCATCTTTATAGTCTTTTGTCTTTGTTTGATCTTCCATCTTTTTAATAAGATCATCAATTCCAGACTTAGACTTCTTTTTAAGATCATTAAAACCCATAAATACCTACTTTCCCCGAAGATCTCCTTCGGACTTAAACTAACTGATGGGAACTCCCCATCTCTTTATTGTAATCTGAATAAATACTCTTGTCAAGCAAGAGGTAATTTATTTTTTGTTCTTGGTAGAAAATTTAATTCTCTCGCCTCTTGCTCTATTTTTTCCAGTAAAGGTTGAGACAAAAGTTTTGGTGCCACTGAAAAATCATAAGAATATTCCTCAAAAAAATATAAAACTGCATCCATATATGATGAGTTTTTTTCTTTGACGTGTTTTTCTACTCTTTTAGAGAACTCTTCTTTAGTTATGTTAAAAATCATGACTGTATTATAACTGATTAAAAATATATGTCAACTATAACTATATATAAGTAAAAGGAAAATAATATGGCAGTATATACCGCCGATAACATTGAAATCACAATAGCAAATTCTAATAGTGCAGTAATTGCTACTGATTATGGTACGAGTGGAGCAGTTGGTTTTAGTGCAGCACATGCTCAAATATCTAAACTTGCTTGGGGTGATGAAAATTACACATATAGAGTAAATGAATCATATCCAGCACCAGTAAAAATTTATGGATCCACTGGTTCTGCCATTTCTATTTCTGGTACAGTTTCAGGAACTGGTAGTTTTTATGTGAGAACAAATTCTGGAGTTCCTTTAGTTGTAATTGGTTCTACATTTACAACAGATGCACCAATTGGTATATGTGGATCAATTCAAGGAATAACAAACGGTAGACCTGTTGGTGTTACTGGATATGTAAATATTTTAAATAATGTTGGTATGTATGGAATAAGCGGTGCTACAGCAATCGGTGTTACTGGAGGAAGACGCTTAAATTCAACCACAGATAGTGTAACTGTGTATGGCAGTGTTGGAATAAGTGGTGGATTCCAATTATCTGCATATGATGATTCGATTGCAGTATATGGTCCGGGTGGAACAACTTATGTTGAAACTAATTTAAATGTTGGTGGTGTAGCACTTGGATTATCTGGTGACGCTCTTAAGGTTGCTGTAACTAATACTGGATTTACATTCTCAGTTTCTGTATCAGCAACTACAGGAGTAACAAACAGTGATGGTCCATTAAGAGTTCAAGGATATACTGGAAATGGAACTCCAGTTACAATTCAAGGTATATTGGCAGGAGGTGCTGTAGAAGTTGCAGCATATTCTTCAATTCCTGTGGGTGTTTCTGGTTCAGTAACAATAGATGATACTGATATTATAAGTGAAATCGATTCATTAAGAACTGATATAGGAACAGTTGCTACAAATGCTGGATATGCTCTTGATATATTAAATCTAATCAATACTTCTGGTTCTGGTGCTAGAGTAATTGTCAACTCTATAGTAAAACCAAATAGAGTATTCCATGGTCAAAAAACTCTAACAACAACCCCAGTTCAATTAGGAACAGAAGCAGTTAAAAGCGGAGTTACAATTAAATCATCAGCAACTAATACTGTTGATATTTACATTGGAAATTCTTTAGGTGTATCTACAACAACAGGATATATTTTAAGTCCTGGAGAAACAATTTATCTCGAAGTATCTTCGCTATCAACAACATTTGTTAGATCTGCCTCCGGAAGTGCAACCCTTTCATTCATAGGAACATGAAAAATTCTAGATTAAACATTAAATCAGCCTTTAGGAAGACAAAGAAGGACAAACTTGTTCTTGTCCGAAGTGGTATGTTTCATGGTATTACGATTGAAAGATCAAAAGAAGAAAAAGCAACAATTAATCGTGGAATAGTGTCCACTCCAAATATTATATTTTATTCAAACAATACAAAATGTATAATAGATTATACAAATCAAACAAATGATTCAATATCAGATATCGTAACAAAATATTTTAATCAGTTAAATCCGGGTATTTCATTTTCAATACAAAATGGTGAGTATAGTGATGTAAATTCAGAACAAATTGCAGATGTTAGCGGCACATATATCTTTAGATCACATATAAATGGAATCGTCAAAGCAGATGTGTCGAATGTACAATCATTGTCATCCACAATATCAAGATATGATAAAACTAGATTTGATAAAATTCCATATTTGACAACTAATTCTATAACAGATGATGTTTCATTTAAGACCGTGATAAAAAATAAATTGGGAAAAAACACTAAAAGTTCTTTTAATTATCTTGGTTTAAAAGTTGGAGATTATATCACCTTTAAAGATCAAGATACTCCTGTTAAAGTATTAGAATCAAAAATAGATTCAGATGGAAGTGAATATCTTTTAGTTGAAGGAATTTTAACAGAAGCAGATTTAACTGGTAAAGGAACAAGAATTAATTTATATTTAAATGTATCTGGTGACTACAATATAGAACCAGATATAAATGATGAAAAAATTGGATCTTGTATAGAATACATCAACGGAGTTATAGTATCGTGTACTGATAATCACACAATATCACAATGTGGGTTAAGAGCAGAAAAAGGAATAAGAACAGAAATAACTCCTGGTACTTTTTGTGCTACACCCGAAACAGAAACTGCTGTACAAACTAATATTACTGAAAATCTAGTTCAAGTTACTTCTGCTCTTGTCAATGCAGTATCAAATGTGAGTAATGTCTCTGGACCGATATTAAAAGGAACAAATAGTAAGAATAGTTTTTACGGAAGACCATTCTAAACTATTTGGATATTTGTTGGTGTCAGTTTAAATTTATCATTTAATGTTTTATTCAAACAATTAAAGACTTGAGTGTTTTCAAATAAAACACAAAGGGTTACGGTATCCGTAGAGACACCGTAACCCTTTATTGTACAATCTGGTCTTGATTCTAAGAAACGTTTTGGTTTACCACTTAACTCATTAAATGAGTAAGTATATGTGGTTTTTATCATCAAGACTTATTTATTAATTCACTTCTTTACACGACAAGACGTTTCACATGCGCGAGAAGCATCACGAAGTTCATGACGAAGATCGCGAACGGAGTCGTCGATTTGACGATACACCGCATCAAGATCACGATAATAATCATCAGTTTCGATGCGCTCTTGTGCTTCGCTCTTTCGTGAGAGAATGAAGAAGACAAGTGCCGATGCGATTGCTACGCTACCAATGTTGGTGAATAGAGATGCCATTCCAGCATCAAGATTCTTTCCAGCAAGTGCGACAAAGAGATTAGCGAAAAGACCAACAACTGCCATTCCTGTGAAAAAATTACGATTATTCATAAAATTTACTCCTTTAAAAATTGGGTAGCATGGAACACGCTTCCATACAAACTTGGATCCACTTCCAAACATTCTCATTTGATAAAAATTTGTTTTTCTCATAAACATTCCCGAGTGGATTCGAACCACTGACCAACGGTTTAGAAAACCGTTGCTCTATCCAACTGAGCTACGGGAATATACCCGTATTATACCATAGTTAAATGGTCGTGTCAAGGGTTAAACTGTGAGTTTTAGACCGGATGCTGTTGGATCTACGATCTTCTTGCCAGGAATTACAAGATTGTTAACGATAACTGTTGTAAAGTGTTCGGCAAGTTCCTTTTGAGGATCAATAACAAATACAATATGCTTCTTATCCAGAGTGATACCATTCTCAGTATTGGCATAAGGCAACCACTTAGCAAGAAGTAGTTTGCCTTCTGGGGATGGAATCAGAACAGACGCATCTTTTAGATGAATTGTATCTGTATTATCTGTAACGTTAGCAATAAGTTCTTCACCACTATTAAGACGAACAATTTTTACTTCACTCATAATATATCTCCTTTATTATTTCGGACACTTAAACATAATACGATTCCAGAACGAACATTCTGGTGGTTTTTCAATAGGCCAACACGTACAACAGTTTTCTGGAATTAGCTCTGAATTTTTTGGATCTTCTGCTCTCGCAAGTGCTTTTGAGATTTCTTTTTCAGTAAAAAGCATATCAAGGCAACGTCCATCTTTATTTGCTTGTAGAAAAACTAATTCTGCTCTATTGATTTCTCTTGGCATATCTACTCCATTATAACAACTTACATGTTGATGTCAATATTTATCTTACCATTTTTTGCTTTTAATTTCTTAGAAATAAAATCATAAATCAATTCTAACGATTTCAATCCAATAAATCCCATTATAAATGCAGCACCATATTTACCATTATTTTGAATATAGTCTGGCATAAAATTCAACGCCACGGGAGTTAAATAATTAGCACATATTGCCCCTGCTAAAATAGATGTTATTGCTTTTCCCGGTGTCTGATTTTTAGTACTTAGAGCAAGAATTAATGCTCCAAAGAATCCTGCCATTAAAAGACCAAAATCTATTCCATAATCCGTCTGATTTGAATTTTGCTGCATCTGCAATCCTTATAAAGTTATACTAAGCATCTTGTATAAGGGTAACTAATCTATGTATAATTTCTACGGTAATCGCCCCAAGAGAATAACTACAAAGTGCTACAGGAACCCCAAACGCAATTGCTCCCACACATTCATCAAAATCCCATGGTCTTTCAAATGGGTCTTGGTGTTTCATAATCAGCAATATGCCATTCTTCGAAGATTCGTTATCAAATAATATCTTGATGGTAAAAATATACTTAGCATAAAATATCTATAAAAACAACCCCTTTCGGGGTTGTCTTGTTCGCAGAAATCAAGGTTTATTTACAAAATCCTGAAGTGCCGAACTCATTCTACTGAGAGAATTCTGTGCCAACATAATCTCATTTGCCACTCTCTGAAGTTCCTTATTTGTCTCAGCAAGAATGACATTTTTGTCTTTATGAGAATTATTATACATCTTTTCCAAATCATCAATCTCTGGTTTCATTGGAAAATGCTTTAAGCATTCTGATGCTTTCTTGCGAACCTCTCTTGGAACCCTTGGAGTCGTATTTGGATTCAAAAGATCAAAAAGAAATTCACGATTCTTACGCATTGAGATAAACCATTCATTTGGAAGTGTCATAATATCTCCAATCGGGGTGACTGGATTTGAACCAACGACTTCTTGCTCCCAAAGCAAGCGCACTACCAAGC